GATTCCAAAACCCTTTGTTTCACTTCATGTCATGTTGGATAAGAAGCAAGTGATTGGAGTTGGAGGGTATGAGGAGTTCCCATATGTGGTCAGTAGATGGGCAAAGAATGAAGATGAGACCTATGGACGAGGACCGGGGTCTGATGCAATTCCTGATGTCCAGATGCTACAGGAAATGGAGAAAACCTATCTGAAAGCACTTCAGAAACAGGTGGATCCCCCGCTGACATTACCGGATGATGGGTTCCTCGGACAGATTAAGACATACCCTGGTGCAATCAATATCCATAGAACTGGATACTTGCAGAAGGAAGTGATTGGGCAGATCCCAATGGGAGAACCCCAATATGCAGTTGAGAAGATGGCACAAGTCCGGAGTAGTATTGAGAAGAGTTTCTATCTGGATTTGATTGAACTGCCCGGACCTACTGCACCAGATGGAGATGTCTATCGTTTCAGTGCAACAGAGGTTGCAATGCGTCAGAGAGATCGTCTCGCAATTGTTGGTCCTATCGTTGCACGGCAGGAATCGGAGTATTTAAGTCCGCTCATTGAGCGCACCTATCGTGTTATGATACGTGCCGGGTTACTTCCAGAACCTCCTCCCATTATGGAGAAGTTTGATTTTTCTATTGAATACGTTAATCCTGTATCTGTATCACAGAGATCAACAGAGTTGAATGCAATCAACCAACTGATCCAGTATCATATTCCACTGGCACAGATTGATCCTGCGGCATTGAAGCGTCTGAATATCCCACGGATATCCCAGCTAGGTGCTGATATATTGAATGCACCACCTAGTACGGTGTACACTGATGAAGAGATGGCAGAGATCGCAGAAGCAGAAGCCGCACAACAGCAGCAAGCACAAGCAATGGAGCAGGAAGTCGCTGGTGCAGAAGCAGAGCAGAAACGATCCGCAGCAGATTTGAATTATTCTAAAGCCGCAGCGGCATGAGTAAGATATTAAACACATTGGCAGTTTTTAGAGGACAACGAAGAAAGTTAGAGATATACTACGGTTTATTCCAGTCAGACGCTGGACAAGAGGTTTTAGCAGATCTTGCATCCAGATTCAGGGTGTATGGAACAACCTTTGATCCAGAGTCTGATAGAGTAAGTGCTTTCAATGAGGGTGCTCGTAATGTAGTGCTGGATTTGATTAAGCGATCCCGAACCACTCCAGAGGCGATATTAGCCAAACTGGAACAAATTGAGTCTCAAGATGTCAGATGAAGCAGTGGAATCTGTATCCGAAGAATCTGAACAACCGTCTGCATTGGCGTTTGATGTAGGATCTCTTCCTAGCGAATTGGCAGGAGAACCGTGTCTCAAGAACTTTGACACGGTAGATAAACTGGCAAATAGTTATGTCCATGCTGTTCGTAAGATGGGTGCACCGCCAGAGAACTTCCTGAAAGTCCCGACTAAAGAGGGTGAGTCATGGGATGACGTTTATAGGGCCATCGGACGGCCCGACACAGCAGAAGGATACTCATTTGAGGATTATGAGAGTGATGACGACGGGCACTTAGAGGAATTCAAACAATGGGCACATGGCGAGAATTTCACAAATGATCAGGCACATGTGATACTGGATGAACTCAATACTATGATTGCACGTGGTAAAGAACAGACTCAGGATGATAACAATCGGGCAATGATGGATGCAGAATCTGCATTGATGAAGGAGTGGCCCGGACATCGTTTTGAGGAGGAAATGGATTATGCACAAAGATCCTTCCGACAATTTGCAGATAAAGAAGTTCAGGAACTGGTTGATAACTCCGGAATTGGGAACCAACCAGCATTTGTGAAGTTCTTTGCAAAAATTGGTCGGGCAATGGGAGAAGCCAATATGGTTTTGGGGAAACCTAATCAAATAGGTGACTTGACTCCCCAATCTGCATTGGATAAGATTCAGGATCTTTATAGTGACCCGGAATTCGTAAAGGCATATTCTGCAACGGAGCACCCGGGTTATAAAGATGCATCCAAACGTATGGATCGTCTTTTCAAGATAGCATATGCTAATAACTAATTAGGATATGTCGCCCATAACGGGCACAGGCTAGATAAGCAGTCTACGATATCGGGTAACCTATTTAATAGGTCCGGTATTCACTGTTGGAATCCACATCCGTGGGCAATTCCAAAGAAAGCCTACTTTAATGGTTTTCATGGAGTTTACCCATGGCTGTCACCTTTGGAGGTATTGAAACCTCCTTCGTCCAGCGTTATGCACAGGACGTACAACTAGATCTTCAGCAATCTGAATCCAGATTGAGGAATATCGTCTCTGTTAAACCAGATTGCTCTGGTTTGGTGGAGTTTATGGACAAAATCGGTAAAGTCTCTGCTGAGAAAGTAACCTCACGGTTTGCAGACTCACCGATCCTGCCTGTCAAGCACTCCCGTAGAAAAGTATCCTCTCAAGGATTCGACTGGGGAACTGCTGTTGAAGATTGGGATATGCGCCGGATGAACTATGATGTTATCCGACCGTATGCAACCAATGCTGCAATGGCAATGAACCGGAAGATGGATGAACTCATAATTGAGGCCGCTTTTGGCACTCACTATGGCTCGTCTGACGGGGATATGACTGCAACGACAGGACATGCCTGGGATGATCTTGCTGGTTCTGGCACTGCCTCTAAAAACAAAACTGAAACAGGTTTTGATGTAAAGGCGGCTGGGCATAGAATCGCAGATACTTTTCACTATGATACTACTGTTACTACCACTGATGTACTTTCACCGGATAAGTTGCTTCGTGCACGTAGACGGTTGCAAGAACAAGAGGTGGAGACGTATGATCAGAGTGGTGTCCCAAACCTTTTCATCATTTGTTCAGCAAAGCAGATAGAAGCAATGCTGCAAAATGCGAAGGTTCAATCAACGGATTTCAATGATATCCATGCGCTTGTAACTGGTAAAGTGAATTACTTTGCTGGATTCCAGTTCATCCGATATGAAGGTCTCCCGTTGAATTCAAGTGGGAAAGAACGAGTTCTGGCGATGCATCCTAATGCGTTAGGATTGTGTATCTGGGCTGATGTAACTGCTCGTATTGATGAGCTTCCAAATAAGCGGTTTCTCCCGTATGTCTATTATAAGATGGACATGGGTGCAACTCGGTTGGATGAGAAGCTTATGATCGAGATCGAGTGCAATGTTCCTTCCTAATTCCAATCTCTAAACCATAGGAATGCCACATGGCTACTGTGAATGGCGTTAATTACGCCTCAACCCATGCCCCTTCCGATGGAAACTGGAAACTTGTTCCGGTTTCAGAGGTTGGTGGAACGGTGCGGGTGTTGTACGACAGTTATACTGTCCCAACTCCGCAAGATACTGTTGTAGCAAATGACATTCTAAACATTGGTCGTCTGACTAAAGACAGCCGAGTTTGGGATGTTCAAATTTCAACGGATGCCGCACTAGGTGCGACTACAGTTGATGTTGGATTTGCTTACGATGATACAGCGATAACCGATGTCGTGGATTTGTTCCTTGATAATGCAGGAACTGCCGGGATTGTTAATCGAGGGATGCTAGGGGGTCTAGGTTTAGGCGCAATAGTATCTTCTGGTGCAACAGCAACTCCGCAAGTGCCAATCACCATTGAAGGTGAAGGTATTGTGCAGGTTAAGTTCCTCGGCGCAAACCCGACGGCTGGTAAAATCCTGAAGGTCAAGGTGTTCTACACCATTGACTAGTTCAACTGCCGGGGTTTCGGCCCCGGCAACTCACAAAAAGACAGATGGCACAACAATCCGATACTAAGATTGCCAACATTGCGTTGACGCATCTAGGAGAATCAAAGATTGATAATATTGATGACCCAGACCAACAGAGGGCAATATTATGCAAACTCAGGTTTGATGATTGTCGGGATATTGTTCTACGATCTCATCCATGGTCTTGTGTGACCAAACGAGTTAAGTTGTCAAAACTGTTAGACTCGGAGGGGGAACCTCTGGAACCAGCATTTGGATTCAGTTATATGTTTCAACTGCCATCTGATTTCCTTCGGGTGTTGCAGGTAGATAATGTGTCGTATCCCTATCAAGTGGAAGTCTATACTGTTAATAAGGGATTGAGTTCTGAAGCGACCTCTTCACCTGTTCTTTTAACGAATGCATCCAGTATCAGCATCCGTTATGTTCACACCCCACTTAATCTACAGATCTTAACTCCAGATATCTCTAATCTTATTGGAATCCGGTTGGCATCAGAGTTAGCAGAACCATTGACTTCCAAAGTTGATCTGAAGCAACGTCTGGAGCAACGGTATATCATAGAACTTGCTGCTGCACGTTCTACTGATTCCATGCAAGGCACTCCAGAGGTAGTAGAGAGTTTCACATGGCTCAATTCCAGAGGGTATGGGCTAGGTGCACAATCAAAATCCACCTTCTTCTACATTGACCCCGGTAGTCCAAACACCCGATTAGATGTTCCTACGACTGGTGTCACAGAATCACCGAATAATGTCTTTGGATAAATGGGCTACAAATTCCGGGCACAAACGTCTTTTAGTGCAGGAAGTCTATCTAACCTGCAACAAGGTCAGTACGATTCAAAGACGTATCAGAACTCAGTAGCTAAACTGGAAAATATGATTCCAGTTGCAGAGGGTCCAGCTATTCGTAGACCTGGGACTCACTTTGCAAGTGCTGCCGCAACTCATGAGGCAGATGAATCCCGTCTATTCCCATTCTACTTCGGAGATGAACAGGCATATATTCTGGAATTCTATGAAGTGGAACTCGATGCTACAGAGGAACGTAGTATTAGGATTTATCGGGAGGATGACCTTCTAAAGTATCACGCTTCCAGTACACTTGCGGGGCAAGTAGTTACCGTTGATACGATAACCAGTAGTCATAGTGATCATACAAATGGAGTTCACACTCTAATTGCATTAACTGGTGGAACTGGTAGTTCTGTAGTTGCAACTGTAACTGTAGCTAGTGGAGCTATCTCTGATGTCACAATAACCTCTGGTGGTTCTGCCTATGTAGTTGATGATACACTAA